TTGGCTCGCTCGAATGGCTCGTGTGTCCACTCGCTATTGATACATTTGTTCTACACCAACTATAACAATAATTTGTTAACATTCTATTCATAATTTATACTTTATTTGTTAACAATTACATGCTACAATAAAAGAAAAACAAAAAGAGAGGTTAGTTAAATGAAACGTCCTAGCGATGGAGTGCATAACTCAAAATTGACACCAATAGAAAATCTTGTAAATTCAATCATTATACAAGCGGTTGAAGATATCAAAACAACGACATGGAATGATTCACCGAGAGCACAATCCGGATGTAGAACTTTTGAAGGGTTGGAAGCGGTAGACTTTTTGTTAATGGTATTTAAACAGCACGGTTATAGTGATAATCAGATCACAAGTATGTTTAGAAAGATAGTACCAAATAATTATAAATATGACTTAATCAAGAAAAGATTAGAAAAGAGAGGTATCGAGTTATGAAACAAACAGAAATTCAGGCAAAATATTTTACACGTTGGCACTATGATTCTATCGAGTCCACTTCAAGCAAGTCCGAGTATATCGCCCGTGTCGGCAAACTTGCCAACGTTGCAAATAAGAGAGCAAAAACGCTTACAACTGCAATAAGTAAAGGTAGAATTGCAGAAGATAGAACAGCACTTTTTAGATATCAAGACGCAGTTGATTACTTTAACAAGCACGTTTCCTATAACGCTTCTTATGTGTCAACTGGTAAAGCAGTTTACAAAGATTTTTCAATCCGTGAATTAAGAGCACTCGAAAACAAACTTTTGCACTATCTTGAAGCAAAAGCATCAACCGCAAGAGGCAGTATTGAAGTAGAAAACAAGCGCGTTGCAACATTTAAAGAACGTTATGGGGTTGATATATCTAACCTTAGCAAAAGTGTTCGTGATAAGCTTTTCAATACCTTGCACTATTTGGCAGATAAAAAATATGCAAAGCTTTCAAGTGATCAAATTGTTACACTGTTAACAGAGTCAATAAATACAAATAACAGAGAGGGCTTGCAAGAACTTTTTAAAACAGCGGAGGAATTATACCCGAACTTAAAAGACCAGGCAGAGTTTAGAGTTGCAGTTATACAAAATAGTTCGCTATCATGGAAAGATAAAGCACGAGAATTTAAAGCGGCAAACAAACTATACAAGAGCAATCGAGCGAAGCCAAAACCAAAAGCTATAAAACAGGAGTTATAATTATGATAGTTCAATGTTTAAATAGGTCAAATCAATATGATGATATAGAAGTGAAGTCAGTGACGGACTATGTTCCGTCACATGGCTTTTCTCTGCACAAGCCTTTAGGCAAAAAGAAAGACAGTCCGTATTATATTGATCAATTTGGGACTTTTGACATTGAAACAACTTCACGGACTCGAATTGAGAAAGATGACCAGGGCGAAGAAGTGACAAAACCAATTGACGCATTTATGTATGTTTGGTCTGCTTGTATTGATGGAGAAGAAGTGCAAGGCAGATATTGGAGAGATTTTATTTCTTTATTAGATAAAATTCAAGCATACTACAAAACTAGCGAGTCACGCTATTTTGTGATCTACGTTCACAATCTTCCTTTTGAATTTTCTTTCATGATTGGATATTTAAACGACTATAGCGAAGTGTTTGCCACTGGTAAACGAAAGCCTCTTGTATGGCGATTAAAGAAACGCGGTATTGAACTTCGGTGTAGTTATAAGCTCACAAACATGTCGCTCGATAACTTCACGAAAAAAATGGCTGGATGCCGACACATAAAAGCAAAAGGCGATTTGGACTACTCACTTATAAGGCATAATGAGAGCTATATCAATCCTATAGAGTGGGGATATATCATCAATGATACTTTAGGCCTTTGGGAAGCAATAACATACATGCTTACAAAAGATGGTGATAGAATTGCAACAGTGCCTCTAACAAGTACATCTTATGTGAGACGTGATATGAAAAGAGCTATACGAAAAGGCACTACCACCAGGCTGTTAAAGAAAAAGTTAGCTTTAACAGACAAAACATACAAACTTTTAAAAGAGGCTTTTCGTGGGGGCGATACTCATGCTAACATGATAAAATGTGCTAAAATCTATCATGACGTTTATAGTTTCGATGCTTCTAGCATGTATCCGGCTATGCTTCTTTTGATGCAATTTCCAGTGACGGCATTTGAAAAAATGCCCGTAACATCGAAATGTTTAAAGTATATAAAAAGTAAAAATCTTGCATGGATAGCTCAAATAAAGCTTACAAATGTAAGGCTTAAAGAAGATCAATACAATCCGTACTTATCAATAAGTAACTGCCGTAACTTGCAAGGGGTTGACCCCGACAACGGCAGAGTGTGGAAAGCGGCAGAGCTTGAAACAACTGTGACAGATATTGACTTTTCTATAATTGAAGAATGCTATGATTTTGACAGTATTGAAATTATAGAAGATACTCTGTATACTGCACGCTATGGATATATACCAGATGACGTAAGAAGTGTTATCATGGAGTACTTCACCGCAAAAACAAAACTTAAAATAGCAGTTAAACATACAGCCCCAAATAGTAAAGAAAGGGAAGAAGCTGAGTACGATCTAATGAAAGCCAAAAATAAATTAAACGGCATTTATGGAATGGCTGCAACCGACCCTATACATCCTATTATGTTGTATTTAGAAAACGAATGGCAAGAATTTTCTTATGCAATGTATGAAAATGACATTGCATATAGAGAGAAAGTTGATGCAAGCGGCTTTTCGATACCTGATGAAAAATCTATTGCAGAGCAAAGTGAGAAAAGCGTTTTGCCGTATGTGTGGGGTGTATATACAACTGCACACGCAAGAAAGCACTTGCGGAGAATTTTAGCATGTGCTGAGAGTAGCTATATATACTGTGATACTGATAGTTGTAAAGCAACTAACTTTAATTTTGACAAATTGACAGAATTAAATAATTGGATATATAAGCGGTGCGAAGAAACTAATACATTTGTGGAAATAGAGGGGAAAAAGTATTATATAGGCTATTTTGACTGTGAAAGTGATGTAAAATCTGAAAATAGGTATGAACCAGAATACAAAGATTTTAAAACATTAGGAGCAAAGAAGTATTGTTTTAATGCGTACAAAGAAACAAAAGACAAAACTTATTTTGGCTGTACCATATCAGGAGTTAAAAAAGCAAGGGGTGTAGAAGTGATTAAAAACCTTGATAACTTTAGAGAGGGGTTCAAAATAAAGAATAGCGGTGGATTTCAAATTTGGTATAATGACAGCGATACTATCACAAAAACAAAAGTTGTTGATTATCAAGGTAAAGAGTCAATAACTGAATATACAGGGTATAGTTGTATGATAGCACGTGATTATGAAATAGGTTTATCAGATGACCAAATAAAGAATTACACAATAATTGATGAAATAGCCGAATAAATAACGTTTTACTTGCAAAACTTTAATAGATTTGTTAATATATACTTGTAAGGAAAACTTACACAAATAAAGAAAGATGAGGATAACGAAAATGAAAATTGAAAGACAGTCAAGAGATTTGGAGAAGAAGGAACTTTTTAAGCTTGCAAATGACAATCATCTGTTAATGAAGAATCTTCCTGATGATTCTGTTATCAATGTTACAGATTATGTACGATATACAACCGATGATGAGAAGGAAGTTGCAGTTTTCTATCACACCGACACAGAAACGGGTGAAGTAGTAACACTTGCTACATCAAGCCCGACTGTGATTAAGACGGCGGAGAGCGCGTTTGATTTTATGGAATCATACAACTTATCTTTCAAGCTGACACGTTCAACAAGCAAAGCGGGTCGTACTTACATGAATTTTGAGCTTATTTAAAATAATGGTTGGGTGGCAGAGGGAAGAAATACAAGTTGTTCAAGGGTGAGTCTCACAAGCTCACCCCTTTTAAATTTAGAGAGGTGCAAATATGGGACTTTATAAAGAAAACGGGTATTTAAATTATAAATATATTTGCGACGTTGGACAACGTTACATTGATATAATAGGCGGCAGAGGCATAGGAAAATCACACTTAATAGTTGATATATGGAATGCAAGTAATTCACCGATTTTGTACGTGCGTAGAACAAACGTTGCACTTGAAAATAGTTTTTCTACCATTGGCGACTTTGTAAAACCAGACTGGTTTGGAAAAGATATTAGACTGAAATACAATGACAAAAAAGGCTATGGAAAAGCCTACTTGACAGATGAGGACTTGCAAAACGATAAACCTTTTTTAGTAGGTGTTTCGCTGTCTACTTTTCAAAATAAAACTGGTATAGACTTTACAAGGTTTTATGATGTAATTTTTGATGAGTTCATACCGCAAAAAGGTGACAGACCTATAAAAAATGAATTTCAAGCATACAAAAATATCATGGAAGTGCTTTTCAGAAACCGCCCAGAGTCAGAAACGGAAAAAATTAGAACGTGGTTTTTTGGGAATTCCAACGCCATTATGTCTAACATTTTAATCGGATATCGACTTATTCCCGACTGTTACAAAGCGGTGAAAGAAAGAACAGAGATTACGCAAGTAGACAGGTGTGAGACAACACTTATACTTCCGTTTAACTCTCCTGTATCAGAGAAAAAGAGACAAAACGCTTTTTATAGAAATCTGCCTAAAGGCAGAGCTAAAATGGAGCTGGATAACGAATTTATGGATTTGGAAGATGACAGAATACGTCACCAAAACTTAAAAGAGTATACGCATGACATGAAAACACCTCTGTTTTCAATTTGGCTACATAAGTCAGATTTTAAATTTTACGTGACTAAACCTATGCGTGCACATTGTGATGATGTTTTTGATGCTTCACCATCTTCGCTAGAGAGGTGGCAAACAAGTAGTAAAAAGTATCTAAAACCAATGTTTATAAGTGGGGGCATAACATTTTCAGACTATGAAACACAGTGTGATTTTTTAGCATCTTTTGATTGCGTATCATGGTATGATATTTTGTAAAGTTGTAATTGACAAACAATAATATAAATGGTATATAATAAATAAAGGCAGTTGCACTATCTAAACACTAGCCAGTGTGTGCATGTTGGGGACAACTAACAAACTGCCTTTTATTGCTGTATAGCGTAGATGGTAGCGCGTGTGACTTTGAATCACAAGGTAACAGTTCGATTCTGTTTACAGCTGTCAACAAATAAAGAAAGAAGGTTAAATTATGAAAATTGATGAAATTTTAAAGCTTGTAAATGCAGGCTACACTAAGGAAGAAATTGACAAGCTTGATGTTACAGATCAGAAGTCAGATCAGAAGACAGATCAGAAGTCAGATCAGAAGACAGATCAGAAGTCAGATCAGAAGACAGATCAGAAGTCAGATCAGAAGACAGATCAGAAGTCAGAAAGTTTTGATTATGATAAGTTTGCAGCAGCTCTTGTAAAAGCACAGCAGCTTGCAAACGGCAAACAAAACTTTGGTGGATCACATTCTGACACGGATATTAGTAGATTCTTTTAAAGGAGGCATGTAAATAATGGCAACTCTAACATATACGCAAATTGCCCCGTTGTTAAATGCAATGTATAACCAGTATACAGGAAGATCAGCGGATCAAAATTTGACTTTTGGGCAAATGCAAAACACTTTTAAAATGGGATTTGACAGGGAAGATGAAAGTCTGTATCAAATTATTCCTAGTGTTCTCGCGAAAACTATTTATTCGATTAGGCCATATTCAAGAAAACTTTCTGGTATGGTTTGGGATGAACAACGCTTTGGTAACTACATTAGAAAGTTTACACCAATTGTAAACGATTCAAACGTTGATAATGACGAATGGAATATCAACGTTGAACTTACTAAACCAGAAGCAAGTCAAGATTGGAAAGCGGGTACGAAACCAATTAAGTATGATGTGCTTCTTACAATTGCAAGCGGTGGTCAAACTTTTGCAAGAAAATACACAATTTATAAGAATCAGATCAATGCAGCGTTTAACTCTGAGGAAGGTGTTGCAGCATATTTCTCAATGTTAATGACTGAATTTTCTAACATTTATGAGATTGACTTAGAGAATCGCTCTCGTGCACAGCTTGCAAACCTTGCAATTATCCTTGCTGATGCAGGTAAGGCAAAACCCACAACAGGCAACATGTGCAAAAAAGAACAAGTTTTCCATGCGTTAACAAAGTATAACGCTGAGACAGGTCTCGCCATGACAGCTAAAACAATTATGAATCCGGCTGACTTCCGTCCGTTTATGATTTGGCTTTCCGCGGAGATGAAAACACTTAAAGAAAATCTTGCTATTCGTGGTACTCGTTTTCATGGCGATTTCACTGGTAAAGTTGTAAACCGTCACACAGATGCTTCAGATTTGCGTTTTTATCTGATTTCAAAATTTGGAAATTATTTTGAAGCCAATGGCAGTGAGTTTTTCCACCCAGAGAAAGCAGAGCTGGGCGATTATGAAAAAGTTACTTTCTGGACGGATCCCTCTAATCCAATGCAAATCAAGGGAAGTGCTGAGGGCGTACAGCCAGATGGAGTAACAAAGTTTACACTTGCAAATCAAACGGTTGACAACGTTCTAGGAATCATGATGGATATTGATACAATGGGAATCGTGCCTATTGATCAATGGAGCGCGACCGAGCCGTTCAATGCACGTTACGGATACAGAAACGGCTGGAATCATTACACTTTCAAGACTCCGGTTGATTTCACAGAAAACGCAATTTTGATTTTGCTTGATTAAACATAAGGGGCTTCAAGCCCCTTTTCTTGAAAGGAGTACACATGGCATTTGAAGTTAAATTTGGAAAATCAGACAAAAGAATAAATAGCACAAAAATTCCAACTCTGGCAGAAACTGTCACGTGTGTGTTTAAAAGTGGAACAAGTGTAGAAAATCCAACTTTTATTTTGCAAGGTGTTGCACCTTTTGATTGGAATGTTGCGTACTGTGAAACGTTTGGAAGATATTATTTTATCAATGATATTACATATGTAGAATCTACATATGAAATATCATGCACATGTGATTATTTGGCAAGTTACAAAAGTGAGATTTTAAACAATTCTATGTATGTGACACGCTCATCAAATGTTACGAATTTTAATAGATATTTGATTGATACAATGTTTCCAACTACTACCCAGCCTACTATATCACAATCAACTGCAACTTTACCAACGTCAACAGTCGGCTCTATTTTGTGTTGCATTATAGGTAATGGCGAAAATTCTTTTTTATCGTTGCATCCGGCAACGTTTAAAGCTATCACAAAATATTTATATTCGCCGGAGTATTTAAATGGATTAAACACAATATTGGAAACACCTTCAGACGTGCAAAAAGAAATTGTCAGACCGCAAGATTACTTACAAAGTGCAATATGGATACCATTTGACGTTTCAGACGGAACACCAACACAAATTGTACTAGGATATGTTGCAACTGATTACAGCGGCAGAGACGTTGGAACAGGTGAAGTGTTTACACATAGCGTGTCTTTAGCTGTGCCACATCACAGCGAAAGCGAAACTCACAAGTACATGTTGTATGAACCTTTTACACAATACATTCTAACATTGCCGTTTATAGGAACTATGCGGTTATCCTCTAAAGAACTAGCAAATATTGACGCTCTAACAATAAAATATTCTGTTGATATAAACGGCGCTATTTTTGTTACAGTTACAGCTGGTTCAATATTACTTTTCACCGCAACTGGAAACTGTGGTGCTCCTGTTAGTTATTCGGCACGTTCTACAAATGTAATAGGTACTGTATCAAGTGCAGTCAATGCCGCTTTTTCGTTTGCCACTCATAATATTTTAGGTGGTGTCTCTGCCATTGAGTCGGGAATTTATAACATCGCCCCAACCGTTGAAACAAGTGGCGGTAGTGGTGGAACAATGGTAGGAAGTAATGTTATTGCTTTACGTGCTATTTTTGCAAATCAACCCAACCGTGATTATGAGCATTTTGGGTATCCCGTTTGTAAAAAGATAAGCTTATCTAACTTATCTGGTTTTTTGCAGTGTGAAAGTGCAGATGTTAGTTGCTCTGCAACTGAGAACGGAAAAGCAGTTATCAATGATTTTTTGAATGGGGGTATGTTTATAGAATGAAACCGTTTGTATATAGTGGGTACTATGTGGGGGAAGGGGTATCAAGTCCTATTATTAACGAGTATGAGTCAAGGCAAAATCCAAACATGATTCACATTAACAATACATGGGACTATGCAACATACTTCAGATACTTTTTGCAACGTGCTGAAAGTCTTATCATTTTTGAAGGTATGCCTAAAAATTGGGCGAAAAATTATATCTATCCGCTTTTGTTTTTAAAAGGAAACTTTTGTGTTATGAATACCGCCAAATTTGGAATCATACCTCAACACGGTTCGCCTTATGGTTTTGATGTGCAGTATCAACCAACTAACTATGTAGTTGCAAACCCCGCTTTTGACGCAAGTTTTAATGGTGATCTTGTAATTGGAGAAGATTGTGAGATTGTTAGATTAACACCAGACTGGTGTGGAATTGGAGATTTGATAAATTCATATGCGCAAAGAGTGGCTATGACTTTATCAAATCATGACGTTGCAAGCGCTCTTGCAAAGTTTGGTTTTATTTTTACAGCCAAAAACAAAAGCACAGCGGAGACTTTTAAAGTTGCTTTTGATAATATCATGTCTGGGCAGCTAGCAGTTGTAATTAGTCAAGGTCTTTATGATAAGGAAACTGGCAGACCGCTGTATGAGTTCTTTAACAATGATATCGAAAAATGTTATAATGTAGTTAAGTCAGCGTTGGAAAGCGTTGAAAATCTCAAACACGCATTTGATACGGAAATTGGTATTTATACAGCTCCTGACAAGAAAGAACGCATGATTACAGATGAGGTAGAAGAAAGCAAAAATGCTATCATGTCGAAGTGTGAGTTGTGGGTTGAGACTATTAACGAGTGTTTGGAAAAAGTAAACGCACATTATAACCTTGACATTCGTGCGCGTTTGCGGTATCCTAACAATAGAGGGGGTGATCATAGTGAGAGCGATAATTCCAATAGCGACTCTGTATGAATATGATAGTTCTATTTTTACAGATATATATGTTAAAGGTGTTTCAAAAGATCAACTTATTGAACACTTTTTGCTATCATATGGAGACTTAACACCTATTTATCAAGAACCCTCGTATTTAAGGAGACATGTTACAAGCGTAGCGCGTTCATTACAGTGGACTATTGATCACTTATGGGAAGTAACACAGCTTGAGTACAATCCAATTGAAAATTATGATAGAATGGAAAGTTGGACTGATAATGGAAACGGCACTTTTCAGAAGGGAAAAGTTGACACGGAAGAAACGTTTAATAAAGGAAGCGTAACAACAACTTTTGGTAAAGTTTCAGACAGTACTCATAAGGTGGCAGCTTTCAATTCTTCAACTCCTGAGGTGGCTAACACAGATAACACAACTGATAGTGGAAGCGATTCCCAGACTTTTGGTGCTGATACCTCACACGGAAGTGTTACCAATGGTTTGGATGAGTCAACAACAAACGGAACACATGAGGGAAGGATACACGGAAACATTGGTGTTACTACTTCGCAACGAATGATGCAAGCGGAAATTGATCTGACTACAGCTTACAATTTCCTTGATAAAGTTTGTGAGCTGTATGCAAATAGATTATTGATAGGAGTGTGGTAGAATGGAAATTATGAACGCAATTGCGCAAATTGCGCAAATGGTTGGTGTACCGTGTGTATGCCTTGGTGCTGTGATGTGGTATGTGAATGCGCTTGATGTGAGACAGCGCGAAGAAAGAAAAACCTGGTATGAAAAGCATGACCAGGAGAGCGCAAAGTGGGTTGACGCTCTAAACAATAACACAAAAGTTATTACAGAATTGTTAACAATTGTAAAAGAAAAGGAGAATTAAACTATGATTTATGACATTCCTGATAAGAACGTTGCGTATATTACAAAAGCAAGGGGGCTTTACAAAAACCGTGATAAGTACGCTTACCTTTACGGGGCGAAGGGGCAAAAGTGTACACCTGATGTTTTTGAGTCTTTGTGGGCGGCTGAGCCAAATTATTTTAAAAAGTATAACGCGGCGCAGAAAGCACAGATTAAGTCTTTTTGTTTAGGAAAAACAGTAATTGATTGTAGCGGATTTATCAATCTTGTTACAGGGAAATTTATGTATTCGACTGCCTATATAAACGGTTGCACTAATGTAACGACTCCTGACAAGACTAAAGATGGAGATTTACTGTATACAACTTTTGGCGGTACTGGTAGACATATAGGGCTTGACATTGGTCATGGTTTCTTCATGCACTGCGGAAAAGAGCTTGAGACAATTTCAATAGGTGTTATTGATGGATTTGGTTGGGAAAAAGGAGGTAGACTATGACAAATCTTGTCAATGGCTGTAATATTACGTTAAAGTTGGAAGCAAATGAATCAACTTCAAACGACTATGTTTACATTTTGCCTATTGGCTATACTATCAATACTATGTATATTACATCCCTTACTAATATTGAAGCTGTAAACAGGGCGACTATACAAAGGTATAGTAGATTAGTTTTTCCTGTCGTTAATTCTAAGTCACCATCTTATATTACATTATATATAACTGATCCAACTAAAGCTACTGAAATAAGATTTACGATAGAAAAATTTGGTCAAATACCAGATGACAGCTATTTTGATAGCACTTTTAAGCCCATTTTGGTTAACGGCGACGATGGCAAGCAGTACAATGTGATTCCTTCAGATCAATTTAAGTAGGGGGTAGACAATGGCATTTTCTAATTTTCCGTATACGGACTTTCACAATTTAAATCTTGATTGGATACTCAAGACAACTAAAGATTTAAACACAAAGTGGGATGATTATTACAAGCAATGGAATCAATGGCAAAAGGATGTACAAAACTACATTGATAATCTTGATTATATTGGTGCTATTGACGCATACCTTGACGGACTGAAAAACAGCGGTGAATTGTCAGATATTATTGATACATGGTTAACAGACTATGGATTGATTACAATTAGCGACTCATACGGGGAAGGCTACACACCTGAAGGCATGGTTAAGCCATGGTGTGATATTTTGCATGAGAAGTATTTTTCAGATGCTAAGTTTTATGTTAATAAAAGTTTGGGTGGCAGCGGTTTTGGTGCGAATACTCACTTTTCCGAGTTGCTGACGCAAGCTATTGCTACCCTGACTGATAAGCAAAAGAAACGGGTTAAGTATGTTGTTGTTGCAGGCGGTTGGAATGATCAATTTATTGCTTCTTCAACTGTTAACTCTGGTATCAAGGATGTACTTAACTTAATGTCGCAGTTACCAAACGCAACACTTTACATCGGATGGATTGCTACGCCTATCATTGGATTTACGAGCGTTGCAAAACAAAAAGCGTATGATGAGATTAAAACTCTATACGAAACTTATTGGGGTAAGTATAAGTTTTTGAGTGGGGCAGACAGTGCTTTACGTTGGCCTGGTGTACTAGCATCTGATAACATCCATCCTAACGCAAGCGGACAGGCTTCAATTGCAGATATGATTTATAAGGCAATGGCCGGGTACGCAAGTTGGAATAGAAGTGGCGATTTTGCACTTGATGGTACTGATTGCACACTGAATGACTATAAGATGAATGTTGTGTTGACTAATACCAACGCACATTGCAGCTTTAGGCATGTGGCGAGTTTCCTTGATTTGGCATTTAAACCTTCCAAGAATTTCACGAATGCCGCTGTCAAGGTCATGAGTCATAACATGACTTTTGTAAATCAGCAAAGTATATGCAACTGCAATGCTATTATTCATGATAAGTCCGGTTATCATCAATGCATGGCGGTTCTTACTATCAATCCAAGGGATGCTACACAGCTTGACAGTGGTAGTATTTATATTAGGTTGGTTGATGTAAGCGGCAGTGGGTACGCTAGCTATACAAGCGTGGATGAGATACAGTTGTATGGTGTCGAATTTAATATTGCACTGAATTAAAAAGAGGGGCTTGAACCCCTCTTTTCTTACTTAGAACGTTTAGGAATTAAACATATTTCCCATGATAACACAATATAGTACTCTCTGTATGCACTCAAAACTTTATCTATTACAACATCTGAAATTACGTCGATTCTATCAATTCCTTTTCTAACGTCTCCTTTTGAATCACAAAACGTTACTTCCATATAAATGCTATAGTTACCTTCAAATAAATATTTCATTCTATTATACCTCTTACAAGAAAATCAAGTGTAATTTTTGCAATTTCAAGAGACTTAATATCGTTTGATGTTTCAGAATTTACTGCCTGCTCTGCTAAGTAAGCATACATCTTTCTAACGTCAATATGGCGCTTACTAACAGAATCTTCTGCCGCTATGCAATCACTGATAAGGGCTGATTTCTTTTTTGCTGTTAAATTATCCATATTATTTCTCCTTTACCCAATACTCGATTGTCATGTAGTTCTTAGAACGTTTGCCACGATAAAAGCAAGACGTCGTTCTTACAACACCTTTTCCATATCTTCCATCATAATGGTGCAAGGTTGAAACATTGTCATTCATATATCCTCGAACTTCTGCACATGTAACGTACTTATAGTTGTCAAGGCAGTAATGAAATGCATCATGATCATTAGTTTTCATAAATGGTGCAGTTTCAATTGTAGTTCTACTTTCGATTCCAAATAAATTCATAATTTCCTTCTTTCTTCCCGTATAGCCGTTAGAACAGCTGTGATATTAAATAAAAAATGTTTTAGTATATGAACGGGATTTATTATGCCCATAAGTCTTTGAATAAAAACTTGATTGCAGTCCATTTACCAAATAGCAATTGTCTATTTTTGCCTTTACATATTGAACAAGTGCCCACTCGATTTTCTCATTTTTTGCCATAGTTCTAACAGTTTGTATAAGGTTTGTTCTTAATTTGTCGATACTAGTAAGTTTGTTACACTTATAGATACTATTTATCACATTTGCTGTCATCCTATAGACTTTCATATAGTGGCGTCTTTTTTCATCTAACATATCATTGTCAATGTTGGCTAGTGTTGCCAAGCTTACGTGATGCCATTCTGGATTGATGATTGCGTGTAAGTGCTTACGGTATGAGTTGCTATATTTTGTGTTTAAATCCTGTTTTGCTCTTAATACTTCGATATTATAAGAGCTGTTATCATCTGCTATAATAGTATCTGTTATAGATTCTTCACTTGTTTGCTGTTCTGGTAATGGTGCAACTTTCACGCTATCAGTATCAATATAGATATTTCCTTTAATATCATTGTTTTCTGTTTCATCGGTTTCTTTTGTTTCTACTGTTCTATAGTATTCTAACATATCATCTTTGTTGCAATCAATCAAGTCAAATAATAGACGCATTACATTGATAACAGACTTAGTATGACTGCTAAAATTTGAAATATAGTAATGATGAATATGACTATAAAAACTTACTTTTCCCAAATAAGAAGAAGTTATTGTAATAGCAATTTCTTCACCTGTTTCATATGTGTATTTAAGTACATACATTGATTCTTCTTTATTCTCTGTTACAAGATTCAATGTATATTCACCATTGCAATAGTTTTCTCTGTATCCCTGTTCAATTTTCTTTAATAATGTATTTTTACTCATCTTCATAAATTACCTCTTTTCTGTTAGTCTTTCCTAACTGTCTTTATTTTTCTTTTCCTCTATGGTTAT